TTTGCCATAATACCACCAACTTTGGCAGCGGCAACGAAAACATACTCAGGTTCTTCTGAGCAAAAATACCTTTCGGTTTCGTCTTGATTCGTAAAATCTACATCATCACGAGTTCCTTTGATGATGTTGGTATAACCCTTACTCTCAAGATTTCTCACGATTGCCGAACCAACCATCCCGTTGGCGCCAGCAACTAATACTCTAGAATCACTGTCCATAAATGCACATATCCTCAACTAATTGTTTAAAAGAAATTTTAGGTTCCCAACCTAGTTTTTCCTTTGCCTTAGTGGCATCACCTAATAAAGTCTCTACTTCAGCAGGTCGAAAATATTTAGGATTGACCTTAATAACCTCTTTTCCAGTAAAAACATCATACCCAATTTCATTAAGACCTTCACCCCTCCAAGTAATTTGCATACCAAAATAAGGTGCTGCTTCTTCTACAAAGTCTTTTACAGAATACTGAACACCAGTAGCAATTACATAATCTTCTGGTTCATCTTGCTGAAGCATCAACCACATTGCCCTAACAAAATCATTAGCATGTCCCCAGTCACGTTTTGCATTCAGATTACCTAACTCAAGAACACTTTGCTCTCCTGTAGAGATTTTGGAAAGTCCTTGAGTGATTTTACGAGTTACAAATGTCTCACCACGTCTTGGTGATTCGTGATTAAACAGAATACCAGTACAAGCATACATTCCATATGCTTCACGATAGTTTTTAGTTATCCAATATCCATAAAGTTTGGCACAACCATAAGGGGAACGAGGATAGAATGGAGTCGTTTCTGTCTGAGGAGTTTCCTGAACAAGACCGTAAAGTTCGCTCGTAGAGGCTTGGTAAATGCGGACACGATTTTCCATACCCAAGAGACGCACTGCCTCAAGAACACGAAGAGTTCCCACAGCATCGACATCAGCAGTGTATTCAGGCATCTCAAAGGATACTTTGACGTGACTCTGAGCACCAAGATTGTAAATTTCATCAGGTTGGACTTTTTGTATAACTCTTACTATATTAGTAGAATCTGTTAAGTCTCCGTAATGTAACTTAACATTTTGATACAAATGGTCAATACGATGGGTATTGATCAGGGAAGATCTTCTTACAATGCCATGAACTTCATACCCTTTCTCCAAAAGGAGTTCGGCAAGATAAGAACCATCTTGACCCGTGATTCCCGTTATTAAAGCAACTTTCATTTCGAAATAATTTTACCAATAGTGTTTACCGCGCCGTCCCAAGAAAGATAATTGTTGTAGCAGTACTGCCCATATTCTAGCATATCTTTGTATTCACCGCTCTGAATAAGTTGATCAACTTTGGCAGGAATGTGATGAATTTGATCTGGAGAAATCATCAAACAAAGTTTATTCCAATTAATGTACTCTCTAAAAGGTAACCAGAATTTATCGCTGATATAAATGGGAATACAACCCATTTGAATAGTCTCATAAAATCTGAAAGATGCGGGACCATATCCACGAGGGCATAGTCCAAAAATAGAGTCACTCAAAAGAGTTCTAAACGTATCAACATCCTCCTGAGAAATTGCTGCTGAAGATGTATCATACAGATTATACCCATCAATATCACTCAGAGTATCAAACATTTTCTCTCGTAACTCGTGAGTACGCCTTCCACAGAAAACAACTTTATATTGCTTGTTCTCATTCTCAATCAAAGGATGAGGGTCACAAAGAAGAGGAATAGGTTCATAAACAGAATTCTCACCAATAGGAGAACTAAAACTTCCAGATGCAGCAAAAATTTTACAATTTGGAAGTTCTACAAGAGTTCCACCATCATACTGAACAACAGTAAAAAATTTCTCATTAGGTAATTGTTCAATAACATGAGAATAAAAAGTAATCAGTGGTTGTACATTTTTCCCATATCCATTCAGAAGATGGTAGGCAGTCCACTGAATAGGAAGATAAATGTAATCACTATCAATATTCTGTAAATTTTGACTGAAAAAATTATAACAATGTTTTTCAATCAAAGGATTATTTCCCTGATGTGGGGGATAAATCATATTCATCTCAGGTAAAAAGACCTGAGGAATTTCAAGCATTCGCATTTTTAATCATCTCCTCATACATTTGTGATGCTGCACCAGCAGCGCGGCCCGTCATGCTCCAAAAACTATCCACTCTAAGACGGTGGTAATAATAAAGATCAGGAAGAACTTGGAACTTACCTTGATTAGTTAACCAATAATATGAAAAAGCAATAACATCGGCAGCATGAGGTTCTACAGTAGGATCCTCAACTACTTTAAGTAAAGAGTCAACATAATGGTTTCTGTTAACAAAAAAGTTTCCAGTATTTAAAAATCCATTTACACCCAAACCAACACCAACTTTAGATGAAAGTTCTGTTTCTAAATCAAAAAAGTTTTGTACTCCCCTAAGGTCGAAAGGTTCATACCCAAACCGACGATGATTCCAATCATCCCAAGCGCGGTATCCTTCCTTCCTTTCCATAATTGGAACACTTGGACAATAGCAAGTTTTATTATCCCATTCTTTAACATTATAAAGAGCAGATATGCTACCATCAACTAAAAAGTTGTCGCTATCTAACAAATATACCCATTCGTTTTTTGACTCTTTAACTGCTTTAAACTTGTTTCTAAATCCACCAAGATTTTTTTGATTCCTAATAATTTTAATTTTTTTAGATTGTTCACTAACATCTCTAGCAGTTAAAAGATAAATTGATGCAGCAGATCCATGAATATTTTCTGGAACTTCTGTACTATGCTTTATAGAATCATCAAAATAATCTTCTGAGCGATAATCACTTATCAATCTAAAATTTGGATCATAACTAATCTTATATCCATTTAGTAAATAAGAAACAAATTCTAATAAAGAATAATATTGCTCATCGGTTGATCTATCATCACAAATAACAATTTCATCGACACGATCATCAAATAAAGGAATTCTAATAGCATCTTCAAGATAATCAACACTATTATAAAGAGGAATTGCAACTGTAATATTTTTCATAGAAGACACGTATCAAGTAACATTTTATAGTATTCCACTTCTGTATCTGGACAAGATTCCAGTGAATAGTGTGGATTGATTTTACATTCAGAATAAGTTTTAGTCGCACCAATCCATTGACCCATTATAAGATCTCTTTCATTAAGATATTTTTCTTTGATACAATGCTCAATATCACTAACTCTATTACCAAATACAGAAATTTTACCAGGATGTCGAGATGATATAGAAGATGGTTCAGGATATCTCAAAGGCATTTTAAGAGATCCAATAATTCTTGCACCTGTTGATTTAATATAATCAGATCCCATTAACTCAAACTGCCAGGGATTTCCCACTTTAGAAAGAACATCAATTAAAAATTGACGACGCCAAATACACAACTGAGTTGTTGCAGAATAGTTTGCTTCTTTTTTAAGAACATAAACATGATCATCTATCAAAGAATAATCATTCATTCGATAAGAAGGACTGATTCCCAGTTTTGCTGCACCAATAGAATAGTCATCTTTCATATAATCTAAAAGATCATGATATGCATCAAGGTCTATAAAATTACTTAAGAGATAATCATCTAGTCCAAAAATAATAAAATCATCACTAACCCTAGAAAGGTAATCTACAAGATACTTTGACCAGGCATCTGGACCTCCTTTCTGATCAACATCAAGAGCAATATAAGATCCAGTTACTAACTGCCCAGTATAGTCACCATAATTGAGAAAGAAGAACTCAAACTCACCAGGCATATACTTATTCATTAAATAAGAACTGGCAGCAAGAACTTTCTTACTGCCTTCATATCCCACTAGAATGGTTTTCATACCAACTCCATGATCTCCTCAATAGTAAATCTTTCTACCTCAGAAGAATCTGGGCCATCCTCTAGGATCATTTCGTGCAAATTTTCACCAGGTTGCAGTCCAATTGTCTTAACTTTGTGAGTCTCACCTTTTGGATGATACTTACGAATCATTGCTTCCAAAAGATTGCCAACTGACATTGACTTCATCTCAGGCACATAAGGTTTTGAATCTTCAGCATCGTTTAAGCAATCAAAGATAAGATCAATTGCTTGATCAACAGTCCAATAGAAACGAGTTGCTTCAGGATCAGTGATAATTACTTCCTCATCATTCTGAAGACGATCTTTCCATTTGCAAAGAACAGATCCAGTAGAATACAGAACATTACCGTAACGAACGGTTCTATACTTTGTACTAGGATTCATTCTCTCATAATCAGTAAACAAACGTTCGTGAAGAAGTTTACTAGCACCATAAACACCACTTACTTGTGCTGCCTTATCAGTACTAATTCCAAGAATAAACTCAATCGGATACTTGCGAGTCATCTCCAAAATATTCAGAGTGCCATTGACATTACCAAGAACACACTCTCGAACATTTTGTTCTGCCAAACCAACGTGCTTAAATGCAGCAAGATGAAAAATAGCATCTACACCCTGTACTGCTTTTTCTGCACAGTAAGGATCAGCAATGTCTCCAGGAATAATCTTAACGAATGGAAACTTCTCTTTGAGAGCTACAAGTTTTCCTTCGTTACGAGAAATAGTTACAATGTTGGTACATCCTGCTGCCCAAAGACGAGCAATCAGTTCTTGTCCAAGAAATCCAGCACCACCAGTAACAAGGTAAGTTTTGTTTTTATCTAGAATCATTTTACTCTCCAAATCGTCAAGCTTTCACGCCACCAAAAATAAAACTTTTTATATGCATAAGACTGTCTTAAAAATGCATCAGTCTTTTCTTTATCTAATTCGAATCCCCAAGCATTCATTAGTTTTTCTACATCATATGTAGGCAATGGACTGATGTGCTGTGGAGGAGCATCAAGTGGGGGATAAGTGCTGCTCCAAGTTAGAATTAGATACTTTCCAGTCAACTTCTTTAAGTTATCAAGGAATACATCCAAGTATTTTGGATCTACGTGCTCAGCAACTTCAGTACAGTTAACCAAATCAAACTTTAACTCTTCCTCAAATGGATCACGAATATCAAAGATGTTAATACATTCTTTGACTTCATCATCAGCATTTTCCCTTTGATACTCAAAATATTCGATACCACAGGCATCTGCACAGTCTAACATATTATAGACTAGATGACCAGTCGAGCATCCAATATCACAGAAAGTATTAATCTCATCCATATTAAAGGTTGAGAGAATGCACTTATAAAACTCATCATAAGGAGAAGAATCCTCTCTAAGTTCCAACTCAGGAGGATACATTATATCAATATCGATTTTGCCATCTTCTTTAAAAGAAAGGCGTGGACTGCGCTCAAGGATATGAGGATCAAGCACAGAATGATTCTTTCCGATCACATTGGAAATTCGATCATTCCAAGATAAAAAGTTTTCGTAAAATTGTTCGATCGTTCTCTCAGTCATTCTCTTTCCAACAAAACGTGATTTCCTTTGCCTTCATATGCCAAATAATCAACACCTTCATAAAGAGGTGGTTCATCAATTTGATAATTGGTCCATTCACCAAAGTATGGACGATTGATATCAATGATTCCAGCGATAGCATCAATCGAAGATCCAACATCAAGAAAAACCGCATCGGTATAGTTCTTGAGACGATGAATCAGTCCAGACTTAACGTGCCCCATTCCCATCAAGAAAATCTTAGATGAAGAATTAATTAATTGTTGCCCGATTAGTTTTTCAGTTTCATCAATATCATCACAAGCAAATCGTTGGGGAAGAGAAATATAATCCTCAAACTTTTCGAGTCCAAGATATTCCTGATACTGAGGTGCTTCCATCAGATTCTCAATGATCTTCATTTTACGATCAGCACCAATCAAACCAATCTTTCCAGCAAAGGTTTTCAGTAACCACTTATTAGCAACCAACCCGTAACCGTACTCAGCAGGAAAGTCAATATTAATGCCTGGAAGAACCTCTCTAAAGCGTTCACGATTTTCAGGGTAAATCTCACAAGTATAGTAATCACACTTTGTAGCACCTTCTACGAATGCCTGGTGATCAATCTGAGCATATGACTTACTCAGTGCTCTGCGACCAGGAGCAGCACTACCAATACCTTCTTTCTTTAAGAAGAAGTAATCTCCATCACCAAACTTATAGAAAGTAGAAGACGCTCCACCATCTACAAGTTCTACAAGAAGAGATTTAAATTTCTCAAGATCTTCCTGGAAAGTTGGAAAAGTTTCCGAATTACCAAAGCAAGGATGAGTATCTAGATTAGTAGACTCTTCGATTTTATAAAGATCCAAATACATATCAGTCCTCCGTTACAATGGTGCCGTGATAAACTGCTCTCTTACCATCATAAGAAGAAATACGTTTCTCACCATAGTATTCCTTAACCCAATAGATCACATAATCAATATCTTCTTGGGTCATACCAGGATGACAAGGAAGACTCAGCAATTTCTGCCATTCACGATCTGCAACGGGATAATCACGATTCTGTTTTACAACACTGTACTTGTGCAGTGGTTTAAAGTGAACACTGGTGTGAATTTTCTTATCTGCAAGATAGTCAATCATATCACCACGTTCAGCAGCAGGAACACGGGCACAGTAATACTGAACTGTTTCACTGTGAGCAGGAGTGCGAATCAGTCCCTCAAGACCTTCGTTATAGCACTTCTGAATATGACGACGCCACTCAAGATTCTTAGGCAGTTTCTTCATCTGCTCCAAACAAATAGCAGCAGAAAGGTCGATCATATAGCACTTGTAACCAAGAACATCAACCTCATAATCCCAAGAATAACCAGGTTTGCCAGTCAGACCATCATCCTTACGAACACGGGAATAGGTGCTGCTGATACCCAACCAAGTCATAGGAATAAGTTTCTCATACAATTCCTTATCATTGGTAGTAATCATTCCACCATCACCACAAGGCATTGTCTTCACTGCCTGGAATGACCACACTGCAACATCACCCTTCGTTCCAGCACCAGGAGTATAGCAACTATGAGCACAATCCTCTAGGATTAAACCATCATAGAACTTACGAATTTCATCGATAGGAGCAGGAGTTCCTGCATGATTTACTGCGATGATTGCTTTCGTATCTGCACGAAGATTCTTACGCACATCTTCAGGATCCAAGCACAGAGTATCATCAAGAACATCAACAATGTTTGATGTGCAGTTATTCCAGAGGGGAACAACAGCAGTTGTCATAAAAGAAATAGTAGGATTGATAATGTCACAATCTTTAATTCCCAGTGCCTTCAGCACAAGATCTTGTCCACTAGTTGCACTGTTGACTGCAACAGCATACTTAGCACCGACCAGTTCAGCAAACTTCTTCTCAAACTCTGCAACTTTTGGTCCTTTACCCCACCAACCACTCTCAATAGATTCTCTCAGAGAGTTAAGTTCTTCTTCTCCACCAACAGGACGAAGAACAGGAAGCATAGTATCACGAATTTTCATTTAAATCCTCCTATCAGCAAACGTGAAAATTGTTAACATCAAGAACCTTTCGGTTTCTTTCCCAGTCATTACGAACCATACCCAACCATTCTAACCATTCATACTCAAATTTATTTTGATTCACAAAGTTATAAAGAAGTTGTTCGGATCCAACACTTTGAGAGGGATCGGTTTCCATATAGTTTATAGCATAATTTGCATAATCAAGCATAACAGAAGCATTCATCGAGAAAAACATATCATTATAAAGTCCTTGTTTATGACTCTCTACAAACTTACCATTTAGAAATGCAAAGTCTGGATTTGATAGAAGTGCTTGTTTCTCTAGTCTTTCTGTTCTCTCAAAAACGTATGGGCAAGTAAAGAAACGTCTTGCCGTGATGTAAGAAATATTCTTATAATTATCTAGGTCAGTTTCCTCAAGGGCAGTTTTGAGCATCAACAACTCACCCATACCCTTGTTTTTTGTTCCAATATTTCCTTCACTTCCAGTGACACACATTTCTTCTTCTGAAAGAAATTCTCTCAGTTCATCATTTCTAATTTCTTCAGGATCATTAATAGTATTCTCACAGATTAACAGATCAAAAGAATCTGGAAGAACTCGTTTAAGTTGCTTGAGACAGATCAGATACTCTTCTTCTCTAGCATCATTAACCTCATCAGGCAACTGAACAGGTCGCAAGGAACAAAATCCAAGTGCTAAATGTTTCATACAAAAAGACAGTTTTTTACATTATATCAGGAAGATGGTCAAAGCACAAGTAGTCAAGACCATCCTGTAAAGGTATGGATACTTGGAATCCCAATAAACGCAATTTATTAACATTCAGAGTAAAATTCTTTGCCTGAACTCTACGATAAAATTCTGGTGTTTCCACAGATATAATTTCACTCTTACTAAGAAGCATTTGCTTTGCGAGAAGAATGATCTCTCGATAAAGTTCTGGAGATCCTGCACCAATATTATAAATCGAATTCAGTTCTCCTTTGTCCATCACGGTTCTAATTGCACGTGATACATCCTCAACGTGCATATAATCACGATAGTATTCACCATTATCGTAAAGAGTAATAGGTTTATCTTCTTTGAGAAGATTCACCATATGACCCAAAACATTCTTTGTATTTGATTGCGTTTTATCGTGTCCGTAAATACTGGCACTACGAATAATACGATATTTTACATTAAATGTCTCACAAAAAGAAACAAGTAATTGTTCTGCTGCTCTCTTTGTAATTGAGTAAAATCCTTTTGGATCGCAAGGATCAGTTTCTTTTGAGTCTAGAATATCATTACCATATACAAATCCAGTACTGATGTAATTAAAAACAGTATCAGTATTCTTGCAATGCTCAAGAACTTCCATTAGAACATTTAGATTTGTATTAATATCTAAATGCAAATCATCAAATACATTGTAATTACTGGTTGTACTTAAAAAGTAAACGATATTATTAGATTGTGGTTGGCGTTCTTCACGAGGAATGACAATTACATCATCGGCATAAAGACGAGAAAAAACACTGCCGACAAATCCTGTTCCACCATAGACAGAGATTTTATCAGACATATTTCTCACAATCTTTCAGAGTTTTTCCTTCAACATCTTTTGGAGAGAGAAGAGGTTCACCATCTATTTTCCACTCAATACCCAATTCAGGATCATTCCAAAGAAGACTTCTTTCATTTTCAGGACTGTACTCATTCGTAACCTTATAGAAGAATTGAGTATCATCTTCCAAAGCAAGAAATCCGTGAGCAAATCCAGGAGGAGTCCACAGAGAAAGATTATTTTTATCAGTCAGTGTGATCGAAAAATGCTGTCCAAAAGTTTTTGAGGATTGTCGAAGATCAACAATTACATCTTGAGCAGAACCACGAACGATTCTTACAAGTTTTCCTTGTGGTTTTTTAATCTGATAGTGCAAACCTCTCAGCACATTCTTTTTGGAACAAGATAAATTATCCTGATAAAAATCTGCGTGAAAATCAGTGACTTCACGAAACTTTTTTAGATTAAATGGAACAGAAAAATATCCACGATCATCTTTATATTGATTGATCTCAAAAATCCAGGCACCTTTTAGTTTAGTTTCTACTGCTTTCATACCATTTAATTGTGTTTCTAAGTCCATGTTCTAAAGAATACATTGGAGTCCAAAACAAAGTATCTCTAATCTTTGAGATTTCCGTTGAGTATCTACGGTCGTGTCCTGGTCTGTCCTGAACGTATTCTATCATATCTTCATCCCTTCCCATCATCTGTAAGATTTTTTTAACCAAATCAATGTTTGCAACCTCACACTCACCACCAACATTATACTTCTCACCATTTATACCATTGTTCCAAACCTTAGTTAAAGCGAAACAATGATCCTGAACATATAACCAATCCCGTACTTGCAAACCATCGCCATATACAGGAATCTTTTTGCCGTCCAAGATATTCAGAATCGTTTGAGGAATGAACTTCTCTTTATACTGTCTAGGACCATAATTGTTAGAACAGTTTGTAATATTTACTGGCAATCCGTGAGTATAGTGATATGCCATTACAAAATGGTCGCTTGCTGCTTTCGATGCTGAATATGGATTTCTTGGATTATAGATTGTGTTTTCAGTAAAAGATCCATATTCTATAGACCCATAAACTTCATCAGTAGAAATATGAATGAACTTATCTACTTCATACTTAAGAGCAAGATTTAAAAGATTTACTGTTCCATTCACATTCGTATGGATGAATGGGGTACAATCTTTAATGGAATTATCTACGTGACTTTCTGCAGCAAAGTGAAAGATTGTTTTAATTTTATGTTTGGAGAAAACATACTCACAAGCATCTTGTGATACTATATCAATGGTATAAAATTTAACAAGATCTGGAATATTATGCCAATCAGCAGCATAAGTTAGTTTATCAATACAAATTATTTCTTCATCAGTAACTTTAACCAGATGATGAAGAAAATTACTTCCAATAAATCCTGCGCCGCCTGTAACTAATATACTCATTTTTGACCATACTTTTCTAGAAGTTCTGGAGAATACTGCAAGATATCTTTAATATCTTTTTCTTCTCTTTTTGCTTTCTCAAGTTCGTAAACTCTATTTCTAAGTTCCGTAGTTGAGTATTGATGTCTCCTCAAATGATAGTAAATTTCTATATCATTATCAATACAATATTGCTTTCCAGTAAAATCAATGTCTTTATATTCTTCACTTAAAAACCTAATATGAAAGGTTTGAGTTTTGATTAGATTTAGAAGATCTGCTTCTGTATCATAAACAAGAATCTCATCTACATATTTGCAACCCTGAACTTGAGCATATCTCTCATAAATGGATTGCACTGGTTTATTTTTTAAACTAGGTCTATCAATTGTTGGATCGACCTGAAGTGCTACCTTTAAGTAGTCGCACATTTCTTTTTCCATCTTGAGCATCGTAACGTGCCCAGCATGAAAAAGATCAAAGCAACTACAATTAAAACCGATCTTCATATAAAAAAAGCTTTCATATTATTATACTAAAAAAGGAGAGTTTATGCAACTCTCCCGTAGGTCTTTCAGGCTCGCCACCAATTCTTTGACTGGAAATTGGAAACCAGGCGGGAGAGAGTCCCATCCGCACCAACGTCATTTGAGAGATGCCGTAAACTCATAAGGGGTCATATTGACTCCACCACTTGGTTTTAAGAAACCAAGAAAAGTTGGGTTAACTTTGATATTTCGGTGATACCAAAGAATGCACATAAGAATAGTACATCCCAAAGTTTAAGTTTGATAGCAAAAGGTACTGTGAGGAGACCTCCAATAACTTTAATTGCCAAACCGTATTTAAAATCTCCCCACAACATAGTTTGATAACCGATTATGAGAAGAAGGTTCCCAAGATATCTTAGGATACTTGTCTTTGACATAAGGGGTTTGCTCCCGACCAGTGCTGTTAACGTCCATCCGTGACGATTAATCCCAGTATTCTTCCGTGCCTCTTACATAACACGGCACACGATCTGGATCTAACCATTTCGCATACTCGATATCTTCCATTGCAGTAGTACATTGTAGACCGTTATCAAAAAGATAAATGTCATTCCAACGTTTGGTATACTCGTTTTTCTTTTGTAAACGATAATCGGGTTTATCGTTAATTTCTAAAATACCCGCCTCAATAAAACGGTATCCCTCACGCTCCAACAAAACCTTCGGAAGTTTTGTAATCATACTACCTCAACGGACTCAAGATCACCTGCGACATATTCCATAAGCATTTCATAGTCGTCAAGGGGGTCACCTGAAAATACAACCCCTACATTTTCATAGTAGCGGCGAACCTTTTTATAAAGTTTCGGATTCTTTACATCAAGGTAGATTTCCCCGTTAGCAGCAAGGCGAAGAGTGCTAACATCTTTCTTGAATTTTTGGATCAGAGACATTGTTTTGTTTGTTGACCTAGTTATTATAAGTGGTTTGGACTTGGGTGTCAAGTGTGCCAGTGAAGAAACTGGCAATCGGAATGACAGGATTCGAACCTGCGACATCTCGCTCCCAAAGCGAGTGCTCTACCAAACTGAGCTACATTCCGTTGCTCACAGAACTAATTATACTACTTCTTGTGCCCCCTGTCAAATGGAGCCCAGTGCTGCCATTCGTATTTATGAATTGCCCATATACCCATAATCGGCAAAACAATCAAAAGATAACCAATAATACCTAGTGTATAAGGGTTTTCAAGAACCCATCGTGCAAAGTGTGTCATCAGTGTGCCGTACCGTTTCCTTTGTAATCATCAGAATCATAATATCCACCACGAGTTCCAAAGTATAAGGTCACTAATACAAAAGGAACTGAAACAAATAAAAGTACTTTTGCCAATAACATCAAACCATCTCCATAGCTCTTGAGAGTTCAATATAATGATTGATTTCATCAACTGCGATTTCACCTATCTTAGAGTCTTCTGGATGGTCCCAGAAGTAGTTTAGATAGGTCTCTGTAGCGTGATACTCAATACCTGCGTTCAGGTGATAAGCAGAGACAGGAGCAATAAAGTAATAACCCACCAGAATCCAATAATAGATGAGAACCAAGTGATAAGCAATAAAGCGGTCATACCAACGGTCGGCACCACCACGCCTTTCCATTTCGATGAGATGTTCGGTTTCATTGAGTGTCTGTGCGAAGTGTTCTTTCATTAAGTAGTAGTGTGATAAGTCTCTGAGTCCTAATGATTCTTTGAGATGTAATACACTAACGAAAGCAAAGTATGGTGCTCTGGCAATTGTTTCAAGCACCCAGAATCTTTGTATGGGTAAGTCACGATACAGAAAGTCAATGATTGATATCGTGACTGTTAGAACTATATCGTTGAACTTTTTCATGCAAAGACTCCTGGTACATAATTGATTCTTTCACGAATCTCATCCAGAATAACTCCATACTCCCTGAATCTTCTGTCTCCTGCAATGAAACATCTCTGTCTCATCCATACAGCATCAGCCAAAAGTTTCAGTTCGTATTCTGAAAAATCTTTAAATCGTTCCATTAGAAAACTCCTTTATCTTACATGGTGGCCGCCGAACATATAACGCATACCATTTAGAATTTTGGCTGCGAAAGTGCCCAGATTGCGTGAATTAAATCTTTCATAAAGCGCAGTGGTGATGACAGGAGCGGGAACCCCCAGATCCACAGCGGCAGTAACCGTCCAACGACCCTCACCACTGTCGGATACACCTCCAGCGAATTGTTTAAGCTCACTATTGCCGCGTAACACATCAGCAGTAAGATCAAGTAACCAAGAACCAACAACGCTACCACGGCGCCATAACTCAGCCACCTCAGCAACATCAATATCATAGCAGTAACTTTCTGGATCCGCCATAGGGGCAACCTCTGCATCTCCTTCTCTGACATACTGGGCACCTGCATTAGCGTTCTTGATGATGTTAAATCCTTCTGCGTATGCTTGCATAATACCATACTCAATGCCATTATGCACCATCTTCACAAAATGACCAGCACCAGGACCACCACAATGCAACCAACCATGTTCTGCAGAGGTTATGTCTGAGTCAAATTGAGTCCTGGGGGCAGAGTCGATTCCTGGAGAGAGGGCATTAAAAATGCGCGAACAAGTGGCGACTGCAGTATCTCCACCCCCAACCATAAGACAGTATCCACGATCCAGACCATAAACACCACCGCTAGTGCCACAATCAATATATTGGATACCCATCTTTGCCAGACGTTCTGCTCTCTTCCGACTGTCTTTAAAATTGCTATTGCCATGATCAATAATAATATCTCCTTCACCACAAAATCGTAGTAACTCATTGATTGTCTCCTCTACTGTTTCTGCAGGTACAACCATTTGAAAAATTCCTGGTTGTTTACCACTTTTTACTACTTGAACAAGATTTTCAATAGTAGTTGTAACTCCATTAACAAATCCCTTTTCATAAGCTTCCTGAGCCTTTTCATAATTTCTCCTATAACCCCAGACTTCTATTCCAGCTTTCATCATGCGGCGGGACATTCCTTCCCCCATCCTTCCAAGTCCAATTAATCCTACTTTCATAACTCTCTCCTATTTGAGCTTGAGTGGATAATCCCACTTCGTAATAAGTTCTGTTTTAGATAAAGGCCCCCAAACACCTTCATTATAAAGATATGGTAGTGTCATAATACGACATTGATCTCCAGTACATAGAAGATCATCAACGATTCTCCAAGACTCCAACACTTCATCCGCATGAACAAAGTGTGATTGATCTTCGTTGATTGCATCATAAAAGAGTTTCACATAACCATCAATTGCTTTTTCTACAGGATAATGATACTGAAGAATTGCGGGTTCTACCATATCATTTAGTCCAGGAGATTTAATGTCAATACGCATATCCAGATGGGGATCTGGTTGCAGCCTCATTACAATTCGGTCATTACACTCGTGACCATCAAAGAGTTGTTGTGGAGGTGCTTTAAATTTAATCACAACTTCAACACAACCAACTGGCATCTTTTTACCTGTCATAAAGTAGAAAGGAACACCCTTCCATCTCCAGTTATCTACATACAAATCACCCGCAACAAAAGTTGGAGTCTGTGAATCTGGATTTACTCCGTCTTCACCTTTGTACCCATCATATTGACCAAGAACTACATTATCACCCAACCTTGTTGCAGCAAGAACCTTAACCTTCTCTCTGCGAATTTCTTTAGCATCATTCCTACAAGGAGGTTCCATTGCAATCAATGCAAGCACCTGAAGCATATGATTCTGAAGCATATCTCTTACGGCACCAGCAGTATCATAATACTGAGCACGACCTTCGCAACCGATTGTTTCAGTTGCAAAAATCTGTACTTCTTCTATGAAATTTCGGTTCCATAATGGTTCCAGAAGTATATTGCTAAAGCGGGTGGCAAGGATATTATTAACAGTATCTTTACCGAGATAATGGTCAATGCGATATACTTGTTTCTCGCGTAGATATCCAGAAACCACAGATTGTAAATAATTAGCAGATTGAAGATCGGTGCCAAAAGGTTTCTCAATAATGACTCTTGATTTTTCTGCGTCATCTAACTTACCTGCTTCTTTTAAGTTTGTAATAGCATCGGCATATCTTTCTGGTGGAACAGAAAGAAAATAAGTTGTGTCTTCATAAGATTCCAATAATTTAAGAGATTCAGAATCACTCAAATCACAAGGTACATATTCAAGTCTTTTAATAAACTCTTGAGAATAATTACCAAGAACTTCCACCCAACTATCCTTAGAATGTTGGGTTCGAGAAGCACCAATAATTTTGAGTCCTTTTGGCAAAAGACCTTTCTTATGAAGAGTATGCAGTGCAGGTATAAGTTTTCTGCGACATAAATCTCCTGTCGCACCAAAAATTATAATGTTTTTCACTTTTCTTTAACCGAATTTAATACTTCTTCCCAGTCCTTCTGGAAAAGATCTAGACCCTTATCGGTCAAGATGTTCTTGTACATTCCCCAGAAAACAACTGGAGGAATTGTAACCACATCTGCACCATTGAGTGCAGCCTGTTCTACTTGTCGCACATCACGAATGGATGCAGCAAGAATCTGTGTAGATGTTCCAGAGTAATCAAATGCCTTACGAATGTTTTTGACGATCTCAACACCATCAATTGAGTTGTCCATCCATCTTCCCACAAAAGGAGAGATAAATGTTGCACCTGCTTTGGATGCAAGGATTGCTTGTGCAACCGAGAACACCAAAGTTACATTGGTTTGAATTCCTTTATCGGAAAGAGACTTACAAGCCTTAAGCCCTTCTACCGTGCAGGGAACCTTAATGGTGACTGCAGGTGCGATTGAGTAAAATTTCCTTGCTTCTGAAAGCATTTCTTCTGCGGTGTCTGCAACAACTTCCGCTGAGATGCTTTCTAAGTTCTCAAACTTAGAAAGTTCAGTAATGACTTCTAGAAGTTGTCTACCGCTTTTGAGAATGAGTGATGGGTTTGTAGTGACTCCATCAATTAACCCCGTCTCATATGCTGGTTGAATAAACGATACATCAGCCGTGTCTAAAAAAATCTTCATATACTATCTCCTATTGCGGATAAGCGTTGTTTAGTCCCCAAATAACAAACAATCCAATTGATCCAAAAAGTAAAAATGAAGATATAAAAAGATTACTCATTGTCTTCATCCTCATAAGTAGATGGTTCTTCAAATAATTCTTGCATTTTTTGTTGTAAAACTCTTTCTTGTAACTCTTGTAAATCTTCCTCTGTAAGAGTGATCATTTGCCTTTGAGTAGTTCCTCTATTCTTTTACGCATATTTGTACTATCCTGTTTCATATAGTCACGCAATGAATAACCACGTTGTCCTCTCATAATACAAGTGCCCTGATAAAACATTGTGGCAGCAAATACCAACAATAGGACAATGCCTATTATTTCAGGGTAATGTTGATCCATGGTAGTACAGGTGGAATAACACCTACGAGTCTTAAAAGTCCCTCAGCAAATAAAGAAAGAACCACCCAACCGACGCACATACTAATGATAGAAGCATTACGGTTGTGTCTTCGTATAGCAGCATTGATCATCTCCTGTACTTCAGAACGACTTACAAGTTCGTCTTGTGGTTCCATCACTTCTCATCTCCAAGAAACTTTGCCAGAGGGTCTCTTCTGGTCTTAGCGATTTCCACTGCTCTTTTGTAGAACATATTGTCTGTATTTCCAGACTGTTCGAAGGTCTCCTTGATCTTCACCCAGTTCTCATAGGTGTGCTGATCCATAGGGTTATGAATAAGTATACTACTATATAATAGTTTTTCTTTTTACAGTGTCAAGTTATTGTGTTGATATCAAAAAAGTGTTTAAGAAAATCTTAAATTATGTAATATTTGTAACAAGGAAGATCAGGGATTCGAACCCTGGAACGCTATTAACGTTAATAGTTTTCAAGACTATCGCCATCAACCACTCGGCCAATCTTCCATTTGTGGTATAATATACTATATCTATTTAATTTTGTCAAGTGCTTATAAAACCACCGTCAAAAAGAATTGAGTTTGAAAAACTTTTAAGAAATCTTGGGTATAAAGACAGATCACCTGTCTATTTCGAAGAGAAAGTAACCAAGCAAATTAACTATGTTTTGCCTAGTGGAAAAGCAATGGGGTTTTATAATACTATTATACCATATTACAATAAAAAGTCATATCTCTATACTGAATTTTATCAAAGCTATCACGAACCAAATATTAAAGAACGAATTTCATCACTTGCTGAAAACATTCTTTTTAGTGAAAAAACAAGAATCGGAGAAGTTTATTGGAAAGTTGTTTATACAAACGATCCCACAGAATTTACGTTGGAAGAACGAAGAGCAATTTTTGGATATTTTATCAAAGATGTAAAGAACTGGTTTACAAATGGATTTGTAAAGTTCGAACCAAGAGAAGGTGATATGCTAGTTTCCAATCCATACGGTCCAAAAATTAATAAAGGATTCACAAGCGAATCAATGGATGAAGGAACAAAGCAAAGAGCATTGTGGAATAAAAGACTTGGATTTGGAGATCTCAAATCAGATGGTTTTTGTTATGCAAGATACGATCAAGATTTAAAATTGCGCCCACTATGAGCAAAATTTATCCACCAAAAGTAAGAAGAGATTTTGAAAGATTGATTATCAAACTTGGATATAAAGATCGGTCTCCTATTTGTTTAAAAACAAACAGAGAAACTACTAAGATTGCAAAAGAATGTTTTCCAATATCAATTAACTACATAGAATTTTTTGCTATTCATTATACAAATAAAAAAAGTTATGTTTATGAACAATATCTAATTGATAGAAAAATTTTATCTAAAAAAGATATCACTAAAAAATACAAATACTTATTAGATAAAATAAAATTTAGTGAGGGAAAAATAAGTGAAATTGGTTGGCAAATAATGTGGGATCGTCACCCATCAATGTTGACCAAAAATCAACATAAAAAAATTCTCTATAGGATCATTAGAGAATTAAAAGATATGAGAGATAATAGAAAATATTTTACTACAGCATATCCCAAACAAGTCCTTGTTAGTAAGCCTTGGGGAAATCAACTATACAATCCAATTGATTCTGAAGATGACTTGGATCTAGTAAGAAAAAGATCTTTAATGAATTCTAAATTTGGTTTTGGAAACTTAGACGAATACGGACACGAGTATGCAATATTTGATGATACTCTTTATCTAAATCCTATCTAATCTCAAAATCTAACTTTCTAACCTTACGTTGCCTTCTTGCTTCTTGATATGCAAGATCTTCGTTAGTCAGAACACCAGATTTTTCTTTTGCTTTTGTGGCATTTAACATCAATACTTGAGACAAATCGACCGCAGATATTACACCATTGCGAATAACTGCCATATTTGGACATCCACAAGACACTGTTTTTCCAGTAATGCCTTCCAACTCCTTACCACAGGAGCGGCATCTGATTCTTAAATTTTCCATTAATCATTACCTTAACAAAATCAATAATTGTTTATTGTGCTGGTTGTTCTTCTGCGGGAACTTCTTGCTCTACAGGTTGCGCTGGAACTTCATCGGTTTCCTCAACTTGAGGTACTGCCTTTTCACTAAAAGATCTTAGCATCCAAACAAATTTACCGTGTGATTCCATTAAGTCCTGAAGAAGATTTGCAGTTGCTAACGTTCTTTGTGCCTCTGCTTCTTCAGCTGCTTCTGTCAATAACTCAATTAAAATTTGATTATCATTCAGAAGTTGCTTAATCATTTCAGTTCCTTTGGAAAGTGGTTTTCCTAAGGTTACCGACTTTAAACCATTTTCATCAGTAGAAACAATATTCGTCCCTTCACCAATAGTGGAAACTTCTACAATTCTACTAAGTGTTCCAACAGGGCGAATATTCAGATATCTCATGTGTTCAGAGAGACGATCGATCTCCTCAAACATTGATTCGTATTGATTACCAAAAACTTCATGGAACTGATGAAAGTCAGGTCCTACAACGTTCCAATGGTAAACCCAAGTCTTGTGAAACAGAAGAAATAAATTCGCCTGAACATCACTTAGAAGTTTAAAAAGTCTTTCCATTATACCAGTTTTTTAGGTATTTATAAAGTGGGCGATGACGGATTCGAACCGCCGACCAATTGCGTGTAAAGCAACTGCGCTACCGCTGCGCTAATCGCCCATAAAAAGTCAAAGTTGATTCATAAGATATTCAACTGTATTTGCCACATCATTCATAGCATCACGAAGATTTTCCCTTTGACCAGATTCTTGTTTAACGATTGGGCGAGAATCCTCAACAAGAGTCCAGCGCCATTGATTCATATCCTTACAGAACCAAAGATTAATTTTCATTCTTAAAGTACTCCAGTTCTATCCAACGAAGAAGTGTATTATAAGCATAGATTGACGCTTCTGTACAATTATCTTCTTTGAGTCTTTGGATATAATACTCAAGTGCCTCAATGACCATTTCACGGTCTTTCTGGGAAATAAGAGACATAAACCTCCTAACTCATTGATTATGATACATTAAAAAGGGGGTTTTGTCAACCCCCCTCTATGTATCACTTCTCACCCATACCGATTTGTTGCACCTTAATACGGGAACGATTCAGAATAGAACCAGAAAGAGGAACATAACCGAGATCATCAGCAATCGACTGAGCCTTAGAGCTCAGAGCGTAGTTCAGAGCATCACGAACAGCAGATGCCTTACCAGGAGCATAACCACTCTTATAAGCAATAATCCAGGTCAGAGTAGAGATAGGATAGGCACGAGCACCTGCGGGATTGGGGTCTTCGCCAGCAAGAGTCACAGGATCCAGTTTGATACCGTTCAGAGCGGCGGCACCAGTCACAGCAGAAGGTCCAACAAACTTACCTGCCTTGTTCTGAAGCACGGCAGCTTGGAGTTTGTTAGCACGAACAAATCCAGTATTCAGATAACCGATACCACCAGGAGTGTTGGAAAGAGTTCCAGCAACACCTTCATTACCTTTTGCACCGACTCCAACAGGCCAATTGATGGATTTACCAACACCAGCAGTCCAACCACCAAAAGCATCCAGAGAGTTGGTGAATGCATAGGTAGTTCCAGAACCGTCTGAACGATGAACAACTCTGATAGAACCAGCAGCACAACCAACTTGCTTCCAGTCCTTGATACGACCTGCAAAAATATCAACAGTTTGCTTCTGAGTCAGTTTCAGTTTGCAACCAGGTTTGTTATAAGCAACAGCAATCGTTCCACCCACCATAGGAATCTGAACAACACCACGCTTTACTTTTGCTGCTTCTTTTGCTTTGATGGGTTCGTCGCTTGCTCCGAAGTCAACTGTGCCCGCAACAAATTGACGAATACCAGCACCAGAACCAACGGACTGATAATTAACCCTGTCCCCAGTAGTTCGTGCATAATCTTGGAACCATCGTTGATAAATTGGTGCAGGGAAGGTAGCACCAGCACCATTGAGAATAGGTCCAGCAAGTGCAGTGGTAGGAGCAAGAGCAAGACCGAGTGTAGCAATGTGTTTGAGTTTCATAAAAATTAAAAACTTCTTTGTAATTGTACTCGATTAAGTTTAAGAGAAAGTTAAATGTCACCAAACACCAAAAAACCTCCCCGAAAGGAGGTTTAGAGGTATCAGGATATTATCAGAACCTGAAACTGGTCTGAATCACACCACCGTAGTTAGAAGATGCGTTCTTAAATGCCTGATTATTGGAGACATAGAAGATTGCAGGGGTGATGCTGATGTTATCACTAACCTTGTAACGATAGAAGGCTTCCCACATCAGAGCATCCTTACTCAGGGTAGGTGCATTGCCAGGTTGACCGATGGCGAAACCAGAGGCATTACCCTTAGCAAACACATCGCTCCACTGAACGCCTGCCATCCAAGTCTGAGAGTTGGTTGCAGCATTAGGAGTTGCAGGACCACTCACATAGTTCCAACCATAAGCAGCACTCACAGAAGGAATAATACCAGAGGTCTTAGGTTGCCAGTAAGCATTCAGAGCATAACCGTTGGAGGTTTGGTTAGCGGCAAGAGTACCAGCATTACCAGCAACACCATTAAAGGTACGAACGCGAGTGCCTTCAGTACCATTACGATAACCAAATGCGATACCGTACTGAGGAGCACGATAACCGAACTGTGCCAGAGTATTCAGAGCACCAGAGGCATCAAATTCACCTTTGGTAGAATCAGAACCGTTCTGAGCAACATAGTTCAGGTTAGCAACGAAACCTTTCTTACCTGCTTGTGCCCACTGAGCACCGAAACCAGAACCAGTTGCCTTGTTGTAGACACCAGGAGCACCAGCAACAGCAAAGAAGTCAAGAACATCCGACTTATAAGCAGTAGGAATCCATGCCATCTCAGTGTTCCGAACCAGAGCACCAGCAGTCAGGGTTACGCCCTTAGCAAGTGCTGGGAAACTGTAGTACAGACGATCAAGATTGACTTGGTTCGCATAAGATTCTGCCTTATCCAGTTTGAACAGAGAAGAGGAAGAACCGAAAGGTTGCGAAGAGAAGTTACCAGAACGCAGACGAGTGCGAAGCAGGTCCTTACCAGTGAACGAAGTGTCAAAATTCAGACGAAGATCGTAGTTAAATGCAGTGTTGCCAACGTTAGAATTGTTAGCAAGACGAGCACCTTCTACGCCACCAAGAACAAAGGTTGCTTCACCCTTGAGTTTGGTTGTGGTAGAGAACTGAGTTGCCTGAAGTTGACCAACCTGAGTTTCCAGTTTAGCAACACGACCACGAATGACAGTGAGTTCATTAGAGAACTCATTCATCAGACGAGAAAGTTCATCAGTAACTTCAGTTACACGATCAAGGCAAGCATTCAGAAGTGCTGCTGCCTCAAAACGGGTCATTGACTTACCACCACCATAGGTGCCATCTGGATAACCAGCAACACATCCATAACGCTCAACAAGATTATTGAGTGCCTGATATGCCCAATCAGTGGGCTTTACATCAGACAATTGAGTGATACTCGAAACCTGCTCAGAAGAAGTGTATTGGTTGACTGCTGCCATATTAAGGTCTGCCGCATTCGCAGCAACAGGAGCAACCATTCCCAGAGCAACAGGTGCAAGCATCAGTTGTTTGAGTTTCATAAAAATGTTTTATGTACTATAGGACAAATGAGGTTTTGTAGATAAAACCTCAGTATTTAGAGAGTCTTAAGCAAATCTTAAGATGGAAGTATCTTACAGCACTTTTGGTCTTATGTCAACTAAGATTTGGTTAAGAAGCGGATTAGGGGATTCGAACCCCTGACGAACTGCTTGGAAGGCAGCCATTCTACCACTGAATTAAATCCGCAATGGTGGGGATTTACCCAGCCTCAGGTTTCCCTTCACAGGCACGGAACCCCACGCACTTCACTTCACACGGACATGAGAAGTATAAGACATAATAAAAATTATGTCAAGCCCCCGACAAGATTCGAACTTGCGACCAGCGGTTTACAAAACCGCTGCTCTACCACTGAGCTACAGAGGCAAATGAGTAGTGAGTGCCCACCACTCGCGGAAGACACTCTCCGCAACTAGCGGGGGTGATCAAATCCCCGACCTAAGAAATCTTAGGATTTAGTAAGGAAGACCCGAATATTTCCAGACCTTCCGACTGGGGCGGCAGGGATCGAACCTGCGACCTAGATGTTAACAGCATCCCGCTACTACCGCTGAGCTACACCCCAATATTTGTTTTTATGTGTAAGGGAAAGGAGAGCTCTTGGACGGAACCGCAGGATCACTTTCCCAGTGGAGAATAGCAGAATCGAACTGCTAATAAGTGCTTGCAAAGCACCCGTTATACCGTTTAACTAATTCCCCAAATTGGAGGCGGGGGGTGGAGTTGAACCACCTACCTGAAGCTTATGAGACTTCTGTGCAACCATTACACTTCCCCACGATGAAGGGTTAAGTGTGATACACCTCATCAGGATGTAACAGGGACTCAACCTCCAACAATTTATATATTAAGGTATTTCCAAGAGTTTGTCAATACCTTTGAACCAGTTTAAAAAGTGTCCTACTGAAAGAGATATTCTTTCCATTCAGAAACTTTTGTTTTCTGAAGATCCAAAACTACTCGACTAATTGGAGATTCTGGAGTCTTTTGTAAAACCATATTGGTTTCTTTAAGAAGTTTATCTCCTTTTTTAAGATTACAATCTGTGCAGCAAGCAACCAAATTTTCCCAAGTATCTTGACCACCTTTAGAACGAGGAATTACATGGTCGATTGTAAGATCATTTTTAGATCCACAATACTGACATTCATAATCATCCCGTTTATATATCAGTGCTCTCGTTGGGTAATTAGATTTTCCATAGGAAAATGGAAGTTTCACATAATTTACCAAACGAATAATTCTCTTGGAAATGAGTTTTGCCTTTTGTTTAAAGAGCAAAACAATTGCACGTTTCCAATTAGTAAAGTGTAGTGGTTCGTAAGAACTATTCAGAACTAGTACAATCGAATGTGGTTCTACTAATTCCATTTTCCTATCACACCTCTATTGATATTTAGATTTAAAATGGCACCCTGAGAGGGATTTGAACCCCCGACTTCTTCGTTCGTAGCGAAGCACTCTTCCACTGAGTTACCAGGGCGTGGCGAAGGGTGAGGGATTCGAACCCCCATCGCAAGGTTTTGGAGACCTGCATCTTACCATTAGACCAACCCAACAAGGTGTCCGTGAGAGGATTCGAACCTCCAACACCTACCCCCTCAAGGTAGTGCCTCTTCCATTGGGCTACACGGACTTAGTTCCAGAACTAGGATTCGAACCTAGATGAACGCCTTCAAAGGGCGGTGTCCTGCCAGTTAGACGATTCTGGAATAGGAGTTCAGGGTGGGATTCGAACCCACGATGATAGAAGTTTTGCAGACTTCCGCATTCGACCACTCTGCCACCTGAACAAAGAGCCCTCAGTGAGAATCAAACTCACGACCTCATTCTTACCAAGAATGCGTTCTATCACTGAACTATGAGGGCGGGGTGACGTATGGGAATTGAACCCATCTGGGCGGTTCCACAAACCGCTGCCTTACCACTAGGATAACGTCACATAGCAGTAGGTGGATTTGAACCACCGTCCATAGGAATATGAGTCCCGTACTCTACCAGACTGAGCTATACTGCCAAGGCGGAAGATGTTGGATTCGAACCAACGGAGGTTTTACCCTCACGGTTTAGCAAACCGCTGCATTAACCGCTCTGCCAATCTTCCATATCGTAGGTGTATCATTTGAGAGGATTTGAACCTCCATTGCCGCCCTCCAAAACGCAAGTGCTATGGCGGAGTGTTACCGTTACACTACAAATGATATCCTTACGTTGCTTACTCCTAGATTCTACTCATCAGATTTACTTGTTGGACCTAATCGTTGGAATACTCGCTGCGTTCAACTTATTACCCTGTCTCGACTTGAACGAGACTGTTTTCTATAGCCTTTGCGTTTGTTAGTAATAAGCATACTGACAGGTTTCTTTTACCTTTCAGTTTTCCGTTCAACCCAACTTTGGAATAAAGTTTGGGCAAGTGGAACCGACAAGATTTGAACTTGTGACCGCACCCTTATCAGGGGTGTGCTCTACCACTGAGCTACGATTCCATCAAGGTAGGAGTCGATATCAACAACCTACCAGTTTCAGTTTTCGGACTGAAAAACCTATCACTAACCAACCGAAGTTTCATAACGGAGGAAGTGAATCTCCGTGACCATAAAGGTCAAGAGGGAACAATCGGATTTGAACCGATAACACCATGATCTTCAATCATGTGCTCTACCAATTGGAGCTATGTTCCCAAGTCCAGATGAAAGGATTTGAACCTCCGACTTCTCCGCCCCAAACGGAGTGCTCTACCAAACTGAGCTACACCTGGATAGTAGTCCCAACGGGATTCGAACCCGTGTCTTCACTGTGAAAGAGTGATGTCCTTGGCCTCTAGACGATGGGACCAGATGGGAGGGGTATCCCACACGAAGTCACTTATGGATTACGCTTCGTAGCCTTATGAATCCTGCCATCATCCGATGGTGGTTAGGAATCCCTCCCCAATTCCAGTTATTACTACGACATTCTTCTGCAAACTGGCAACCTCTGAAGAATACGTGCTACAACCACCAAGGAGGGAAACTCCATCGGCAGCGTAGCGACGACCCTAACGGGATTCGAACCCGTGATACCACCGTGACAGGGTAGCGTGATAGACCACTTCACTATAGGGTCAAGAGCACAATCCACTACCAATGGTATCATTGGGCAGATCATGCAGTGGGAGAGAAGGGAATCGAACCCCCGATGGTTCTAATGTAACGGTTTTACAGACCGCCGCCACACATATTGCCGACAGTAGCCACTCTCCCACGATGGGTCTGGTGGGACTCGAACCCACAACTTCCAGGTTAAAAGCCCGTTACTCTACCATTGAGTTACAGACCCGATAATATAGGATAAATATTCAGTTGTCTAGGTTCTGGGAGAGGGGTGATCCCTCAACCACTTGATTAGAATACCACCGTTTGGTCTCTGGGGGGAGATTGGTGGACACTTAGGAAACTGTCACAGGCAACAAAAAAGGGGAGGAAACTTTTGGTTTCTCTCCCCTCTTTGCTTTTATGAATTACATATCTTACATATGTCTATCCATATCCGCAAACAGGGGAGCACCCTCAATATGCCAATAGCGGCAATCGAGAATACTAAACTGTTTTGTGGGCATTGGGTAAGACATTGTTTTCGACCTAAGTGTTTTTATTTATAAGACTTTTTTCTCAAAAAGTCAAGCGCCTCAGGTAGGATTCGAACCTACGGCTAACCGCTTAGAAGGCGGATACTCTAGTCCACTGAGTTACTGAGGCATAAAGTAGGTTCCTATCGCCGCCATTCCTGAACCTACTGAAGGGGAATGTCGCAGTTGATCTCTCAACCCTCATATTATACCACCTGTTGGGAGGGTCGTCAACACCTACCCAAATCTATTTTCAGAACCTTGATTCTTTTTGACAACTTCAGAATTTTTTAAATTTATTTCTTTTAATTTTTTATAATCGATTCCTAAATGTCTAGAAAATGCTTCCAAGTCTTCGTGTCCCAGTAATTTTTTAGACTCTGGATCTTCTTTAAACCCAAAATTGTGCATTTTACAACCTCCTAAATCTAATTACAATTTTCTACCCAATGAGCACAGATTCTCATTTCTCCGCCAAGAAGTTTTGATTCTCCTGTTTGCAAATTAGTATCAATTTCTTTATTAATATATCTAGGCATATAACGCTTATTTGATTCTTCGATGAAGCGATTATATTCTGGAATCGCTTCATTAATGGCACGATCCACATCACGTTTAACTCTGCGTTCTACTTTGTCAGGATCTTTAAGTATAAGTTCATTAAGAATAGTTTGTGGGAAATAAGTTCTTTGCATTTCGTCCAATAAATCCCAAAGTCCATTTTCAGATACTCCAGTACATTGTGAGAGTGCTGCAATAAGAGTTGATAATACAATACTGACAATTATTAGTTGTTTTTTATCTGGTTTCTTTTTTCCAAAGTTAAAATTAATCATAGGGGAGTTCTGCAGCACTCCCCCGTATTTATTCTATTGTATCAAACTTCTACCGTGATCAGTCGGTTGGCATAGTCATGTGCATACGAAGTGCGGGCACCATGATGCCCCCAACCAATCCAACTATACGCATAGTCCATGTAGCGATTGATAGACTTTCCAGGAGTTTTCATCCTGTCCTCAATTCGTTGCCACTGAACCTCAGTCGTTAGATAACGAAGTTGCGTATGAAGTGATGATGGTGAACCACCATACTTCTTAGCAAAATCACCCAATCCATAATATCTGTTGGCAGATGTCCATTGAATCAGTCCGTAACCGCGACCGCAGTTACCCCAACTGGTTCTGCTACCACCTTCACAAATGTTAGGAACAAAAGTTGATTCCTGACGAATATTACCCATGATGGTAGCAAGGGCGTTTCTGTCTTTAATACCACGTTCCTGGAAAAATGCCAGGGTAGCATTCTCATGTTCATTACACCCTTTACAAATTAACCTTGTCTCTTTAGGTTTCTCGGGAGCAACCTCGCGGATTGCTGTCTTTGATGTAGGCTCCTCTTTAATAACTAATACTGGTGGAGGACCACTCACAGGTGGAGGAGGAAACACGCTAGGCAGTGTTGCCGTACTGGTTGTAACCGTTGCCACAAGAGGCAGGGCTACTGTAAAGATATTTTGCATTAAAATTGATTGAACTCTACATCCTAATAGAGAAAGCGCACTTCCCCTTTCTCAAGGGGCGATCTCCTAGGCTCTAATTTCACATCACAGACTCATGATGTAATCCCTGTTATGGGATTTTCCATATTAAGTTTTTATTTAGGATTTGTCAAGTAAACCGTAGTCCAATTTTAAAAATGGTATTGCTAAATACTTGTAGTGTTTTATTCACAGAACGATGAAAAGATTAGTACTTATCTTTTCGTTATTCTTCACTACTCCTGCTTTTGCTGGTGAAATCACATCAAAAATCACTGACTCAATTCAATTAAGCGTTCAGGGTGCAGCGGTCCAATCAGAAAGAGTCGGTGCCTCGTATGCAGCCTCAGGCACGAACATTAATGTAACAACTCTTGGAGGAGTTGGTGGAGCAGGTTCTTATGCGATCAACACAAACGGACAAGCATTTAGTTTCTCTGAAACATCAATTACTGCAGATGTTGATGTTACCTCTCAGTCGGCAGCTTCTGGAACAATTGCTTCTCCCAACCTTTATGGCAACTCTACTACTCAGTTAGGTGGTTCTGCAGGTTCTCTTTCAGGCACTCTAAGTGGAACTGGTGTTCCTAGCGTTACTGCTGGTGGTCCTGGATCAACTGGTACAGCACAAAGAACCGTTGAGTTAAGCGTATTCAAGTGAGACACATAACTCTCGGACTGATTGCAGTTCTGGGAGTTATAAGTCCTTCATACGCTGGACCCGTAACTCCCAACTTCACCAGTGGGACCATTACCTCAGAGACCAAAACTCGCACTGAAGTTGTAGAAACTATCAGGCAAATAGAGTATTCTACTGGAACATCTTACACAGTAACTGGCACCAACATCAATATACCAGGAACTCCTGCTCCTGGTATGAATTACACAATTCAAACTCAAGGTGCTCCATTCCAATTTAGTGAGACTTATCTGACTCCTGGAGTGGCAAAAGAAACATGGATAGACAGAAAAACAACAGAAGATTCTATAACAAATACCATATCAGTCTTTACACAGTAGTCTTTCTTTTACTGTTGACATTGACTGGATCAAACAGATCTAGAGCAGAACAAGCACCATCAAATACTAACATCGCAGGACCTTCAGCATCTGCTACTGGTAACGTAACCAACCAAGCAGTTCAGGTGCTTCAGGGTCCTTTTGCTTTGAATACTTTTGGTGCTGGTGTTTCTTGTCAGGGACCAACATTAAATTTCCAAACCTTTGGATATAATAACACCAACATGAATAATGATCCAGGAAGTTATCAAACTGGTTCATTAAATGTTGGTCTTTCCGCAGGATTTTCTATTCCTCTTGATGGATCATTACAAGAACTTTGCAAAACAAGAGCTAGGACCGAAATTACAAGGCAACAAGCAGAAGCAGATAAGGCAAGACTTGATTTTGAGTTAGTCAGATTATTGAAGTGTGGTGAAGCAATGAAAAATGGAATTTCATTTCATCCACAAAGTCCTTATGCAAAAATATGTGCTGATATTGTTGTGAAATATCCACGAGTACAGGATGTAGCAAATGGAAATCAAACCAATCCAAATAAGAAGTGAACCTCCACCTATCATTCCAACAATAGAACCTCCTGTAACTCGCAGATCAGAACGAACTGTGATACCTGAAATTGATATGCCTATCGTCAATATGCCAGATACAACTATCAAGTATCCTGTGATTAATGTTCCAACTCAAGAAGAATTTGATGCTGCAGTCAGAGCAGAACAAAGAAAGCAAGAAGAAGAAAAGGAAGAAAAGACTAGAGGACTTCCTGATACTCAACCAGTTCTACCACAGGTACAAGTTCCTGTTCAGGATACTCAAGATAATCGGAATATTCCCGATCAACCTTCTACAAATACAAATCTAGGAGTTCCCATCATTGAAGTACCAATCATCGGGGAAGTTCCCATCCCACCTAAAGAGCAGGTTATTCTTGCTGGCACCACTGCTACTGCTTCTGTCGCTGCGGCTCTTGTTGGGAAATCTTTGGTGGAATGGATGGTAAACAAAATGAAACCGATTGTTCAACAAATATTTGTAAGGGGTAAGAAACTCCTCAACAAAGATCTTACTCCTTATGAACTTCAGGTTTATTTTGCCTTTGAAAAAACTGCTTCACTTAAGAAAGTCAATAAGTTACTCAAAAAAGAACACAAGAAAGAAAAGAAAGAACAATACAAAAAGTTTCACGAGAAGTGATTACTTTTTACGCTTCGCATCCAGTTCAGCAAAGTTCTTGACTTTTGTTCCACCATCATAAGTCCAGGCATAACCTTCAGCAATCATCTGATTGTTCAGCGAAGTCTCTTCACCGTTGATAAACAAGTGCCCGATGATGCGACCATACTTCTCTGTGGAGTCTGGAAGTTCAGTCTTGATGATAATATCTTTGGCAAATTCTAATCTGTTTTTCAACCAATCCTTTGATTCAAGTCCATATTTCTTTTCTTTCGCATCAGAGGTGCGACTCTCAGGAGTGTCAACAGCAGCAAGGCGAATCCGTTTAGTAAGAGATATATCGAACCCCAAATCAATATCAGCGTCAATAGTGTCCCCATCGACTACTTTATGGATTTCTCGAATACGATATATGTATGGGTCTTGATTTGACATCAGAAAGGAAACTTAATACTCCCAGTATTTAGTTTCGGAATAGGCAATTTCTCAAATGCCTTATTGACTTGCTTCTCTACAACAGCACCAACAAACTCCTCTGGATTATTCAGAATTTTCTGTGCTTTTTGATAAGTCACATAAGCACCATAACAAAGTGCTCCACTAATCGCCAGACTTGTCGCTGACAGAATGATCGCTAGGTTCTTCATCTTTCATCTCCAATGCAGCTAATCGAAGTATATAGTAAATGATATACGCCACAAAAGTAAGACCACAAGATAATATTATAAAAACACCCCAAGGAAATTCACCCATTAGTATTTTCCTTCTACACAATATTCCGATTTTTTATTTGGAGTATAAGGTTTTAATCCCTCTCTCGGAGTCATCCATCCACAACCAATCAACCATTCCATTGTCATTGGTGTTGGACGAACTTGTTCCCAGAGTGGTCCCTTAGCACACATCTCCAAATATTTTACGGTTTGACCAGACTGTTCTTCTGCCCAGTTGGCATCTGCCTCCCATGGCACAGCACGACTTTGCATCATTGATTCATATGCAAGTCTTGTACTCTTCATTACCCAAGATGGAATCTCAGAATCTTGATGGACTTGTGCCATAAAAGATGTTTCGATCCCACCACCCATACAATCCTGAACTACATGCCATCCTTCATGCCTCATCGTTCCTAGAAATTCTCTAGGATCTCTTAAAAGTTCTTCATTTACAAAGAAACGATTGTATTTTGGTTTATAAAGTCCGACCGTTCTTGGTGTGAAATATCTACTTTGCCCAACATATACTGGAACATTAACTTTGTTTAGAGCAGTTAGAATATTTTTAATCTCTTCTCTAAACGGATCAAAAGACTTATCTAAAAGTAAAGCAGAGTCTGGTGTAAGTTGTTCGACTCCTTCTGTACATTCTCTGAGTATCATACAACCCATTGCCGCAGCACTATATGCGGGAACGGTTGGTTGACTCTTTAATATTTTTTCGGCATTAACTGGAAGTGTAAAGGTTGATAATAACCCAAGTATTGTGAGGATTTTTTTCATTCATCCCACCATCCTTCTTGTTTATGAATCCAGACTTTCAGGTCTTTTACATAATTTCTCAAGATCTGGGCCTGTTCTTCATGCCAATAGTCACCCGTCTCCATGTGAAGACGGGTGTGATTATCTATTGCTTTGAGAATCTGATGTATCGGAGCATTCCAACACTCCCTCTTTGGAGTGTTCCACTCTCGCGGCATAATACCTCATTATTTACTTTTTCTTTCCACCGTTTTTTGCCTTTTTGGCAGTTGCGTTTCCCTGATTCTGTTTGGAGTTCTTTTGACCTCCAGCAGAACCTTTCTTACCTTTATTTGGTGACTTTGACATTATGCTCCTGTGCGGGGTTGGACATATCCTTCACCCTCATCAACCTTTGTTTCCAGTGCTTCTACTCTTGCCTCAAGAGTTTCTGGAGCAGGTGGTTCTGGTGGAGTTTCTACTACTTCTTCTCTGCGTGGTTCTTCTTTCTTTTCATCTTCTTCATCACCACCCTTCTTCATTGTATTAATACCAAAGGTAGCGGCAGAAGCAGTAAAGACCGTCGCAATGAAAGTGGGGTCCATCTTGGATAGAGCCCCAGCATAACTAGCAGTTAGAAGAGCAGCAGACCATCCTAGGATGGCAATACGAATTACTTGCCCCAAAGCATTCTCCTTTTTCTTGTCCATCAGTGTCCGTGTGATGAAGTCTGTCTTATTTAGGTTTTTAGAACCTAAACTTGACCTTAGCAGCAACAGAATTATTAGTAACTCCGTTGTTTACTCCGTGAGAACCCTCAACAAATAACATTTCTTTATAATCTACAGAAGCAGTTACATCATAAGAACTATCAGTTCCATAAGAACCTTCTACACTAACACCAAAGAGATCCTTTTTCTTACCACCAAAACGAGTTTCAAGTTTGAGACCCGCTTCACCAATATGAGTGGTTTGATTAAAGTCACCAACACTTCTTGCAGACTGAATAGACCCAGTTTCAGTGTAAGCATTTCTGTTTACATTCTGAACGGTATAACCGATAAATGGTTTTACTGCCTTATGTAAATGCCAATATAAACGATTAGACACCCACCACTCAGAACCAGTTGTTTCACCAGCATTATTAAAGACACCTTCTACAGTTCTATTATACTTATAGTTGCTGTTCGCAATCGCAGCATTTGTATTCAGAGTGAATGTATTACCTCTGAGTTCACTGAATACTCCGAAGTGATCTTTGGTCTGCTGTGTCCTTGAGTCAACACCATTAAGGTTTATGTTGATTTTATTATACTGGAAACCAAGAGTCCAACCCTTAGTTACATCAAACTCAAATCCACCACCAAAGATCTTGGAATCTGCGTTGTATCCATCAGCATTGTAGGATTGAACAAATCTATTGTTCTCAAATACTCTTAATCTTTGCTTACCTGTGGTTGGTTCATGATTCAGAAGTCCATTAATACCATCATTAATTCCATCAAGAACTTCTAGTTGATCTACACGACCAAAGAGAGAATCATAAGTATGAGAAATCGTAACATCATTCCAGAGTTCATAAGTATCAACAGGAGTTCCGTTGGTTACAGTTTCATTTCCAGAAGCATCAGTCGTTGTTGTAACTGGTGTTGTGGTGATGGTTCTGACCATCGGAGTTGTTGTGGTCTTCGTATGATGTCTTGCGATTCTCTGAACTCCTTTGTTTTCAGAAGCATCGTGTTCAGTGAGTGTGATATTTACAACTGGAAGATTTGAAGACTGAACAGATGCCTGAGCAACTGATGGTCTTGTGATTGCGGTTGAGTCAAGTGCGGTTGCAGTTACAACAGAAGTTGGAGAACCATTTACAGAAGAAGTGGTTACAACTGGTGTTCCTGATGAAGTTGTTGTGGAACCATCAGAATATGTGGTAGTTGTAACTGGTGTTGTTGTGGTAGTTGTGGTATCAACTGGCGTTGTAGTAACTACGGTATCAGTATAAGTTATAACTCTTGGATTTCCATCAGCATCAGTATCTGTAACAGTTCTAGTTACATAAGTCGTCGCAGAACTTGATGATGTAGAAGTAGAACTTGTAACCGTATTTGTGGTTGTAGTTCCTGTGACTGTTGGTGTAGAAGGAGTTGTGGGAGCAGAAGCAGAACCAGCATCAACAACAGTAAAGGTTGATGGAGTAGAACCACCAGCACCACCAGCAACAGCACCAGAACCAGCAGCAAACGCAGAAGGTCCAAAAATATATGCGTATTGAATATTTACAATATCTCCAGCAGAAATGCCAGAGAACATAAATCCAAGACCGATGGTGTGGTCTCCACTTGGACCACCATTTGTTCCATTATAATAATCTTCTGGGTTTGTAGACCAACCAGCACTGATTCCAGAGTTTACACCACCAATCTGACCTGTGAATAGACCTAATGCATACTTGGATACTAGTGCTTCAGAAAGGACAACGTTGGTTGCTGGAATACCACCAGCATATCCTCTAGTATTATCTGTTCTAGAACTATCTCCTGCTGCTGCTCTAGCGTCTGGATCTGTAAATCTACCAAAGTAAAGCGTAGGAACATTAATTAGAAACTCTAAACGAGTATTGATATCAACAAACTGTTGGTTATCATTAAAACGATAGTCGTGTTCTATATTAAACTCGGTAACAGATCCCGACCATACAGCACGATTATCATAAGTCAATCCGCGATATGAAACACCAGAATAATCTACAAGTGTTCCAGTAATCTGTGCTCCTCCAACACTATTATTGTTATTATAATAGTTGAAAAGAACAGTTGAACCATCTTTACCTCTAACAGTAAATCCTTCAAAAGGATTTCCAGGAGTCAGGTAATCGTATGCTGGATTGAACGTTGCGGTTCCAGTTGAATCATACTGAATACCAGGAGAAGTTGCTCCACCAGAACCAACGGTTCCAGCATCGTTAACTCCAATCTTTACATAGTTCCCCTGTAAAGTAAGGGGTGCAGCGATTGCACTACTACCCATCAAAAGAGCAGACGCTGCTGCAAGCGCCCTTTTAGCGTAAGACATAAAAAGTCCTCTATGACTCAGTGTGTACTAAACGAAACAAACTAAAGTTGTTTAAAAGTAAAGTATTCACCAAGTCTCAGAGGACTCGGGGTATGTAGATTCAGACCAGTTAAGATCAAGAATCAGTAATGATTGTAACTATTTATCCCTTCTTCCAGGCTTCACCCTCTGCCTTACGGCGTCTTGCGAGACCTGCTTCCACATTAGAACCAGGATTGCGGTAGAGATAAAGAGCATCAGGAACTAAGTCCCACTCCTTATTCTTCAGGCGTTTAGTAATAGTATTAAAGTTATCACCACCGTAGAAACCAGCGCCGAGATTATAAGCAAAGCTGAGAAGAGCGCCTCTTTTTCCATCTGACATTTCCCCCCAATGTGGAATTTTACGAAGTGCAGGAAGAAACTGGTTCTTGCACTGACTAATCAATAGTTCATCAGCTTCCTGTTGTGTGATTTGATCACCGAGTTTAAATGGTGAACCGTCCTTCTTACGAGTGGAACCCCAACCAATTGTGATTGGAAGATTACCCGTGAGAGGATCGGGATATGCCTTTAGATGACATCCCTCAAACTCTTTGATCAACTTAATGCCCATTTGTGGGACATCATCACCACTCGTTACAGGAGCTGCAGCAGCAGGAGCCGCGGCTGGTGCAGCACTAGTCTTTTTTCCGCGATAAATCTCTGCCCAATCTACATTGTCCTCAAGGAACTTAACTGGGAGGTTATCTTCTAACCACTGAACTGCTTTAACGTGATTAGGATTCTTCTCGTCATAAAACTTGAAGAAGTTGTGTAGATCAATTCTTGCCATTGTTGCCTCCTATATTTGGAAAGTATATATCGAATAATTCACTTGCTTCTTTGTGTTTACCGTGATTTGTGAGTTTTTTCACTTCTTCCAGAATTTTTTTCTTAAACTCAGTCGAAGATCCTTCCCCACCCATCATTACCTCCTGGGCACCAACGATGCTTGAGAACTGCTTTGGTGTAAATGGTCTTCTTACCATTTGTCACGGGACCAGTATAGTTATCGTTCAGAGAACCATAAGGATCGTTTACATAGTATCCTTTGCCGTCTGGTGTCTTACCGATAACTACACACATGTGCCCACCAGTAGGGTTAGATAAAGAACCGCGATGCAGGATACCAATAACAACAGGTTTCCCAGCATCAAGACTCTTATCAATGTCAGCAAAAGAAAGATTGTAACTAAAGTGTGACTTAACTCCATAACCTGCCAGAACTTTTGTCTGTACCGCATGGTCAGTCGTATCGCCAATCGCAAATACTTTTTTGACATACTCATCATCACCTTTAATGCTTCCTGGTTTGAGGAACGCAAGGCACATAGCGCACGATGAACTGTTACAAGTTCTATGTGCATCTCTGTAGTTGTCTACTTGATTAAAATATGGAACTGCAAGAACTGCTGGCGTTGGTGGTTTGGTTCTAAAAATACCAATCCAGTCAGTCTCCGAATCATCCATAAATTGAGCAGGAAGGTTATCTTCTAACCACTGAACTGCTGCTACGTGATTTGAATTGCTATCGTCGTAAAACTTAAAAAAGTTATGAAGATCTAGGGTCATCTTCTTCTTCTCCTATGTACTCTAGTGAAACAATATCATGTTCTTCAATTTCGGGATTTAACCACTCACAAAACTCAATTCTAACTGAGTATGCGTTTTCATAATCTTTGTTTTCACATAGAAAATGAATTCTATCAAGTGCCCAATCATGAGATTGCTTCAGAGTCGTCTCTAGAGTTTGCATAGAAATAATCCTTTCGCATATAGCGACCTAATATGTTCGAATTATAATACGCAGGTTCTCCAGAGTCAAGAGCCTCTGTCAACACATTATTTATGAAAAGTTGTCTTGTTTCTTCGAAGTTACACTGTCCTTTTGTTTTATGGAGACTAAGTATTGTTCTGTCGCAGGATGCTTTTCCCCAAATGTCAATATCGGATTTGAGTTCAGGACAGGAGCCGTAATATCTTTTCCAATCGGACTCTGACTTAACTTTTCTAGATTTTCCTCTTGGTGTGCGGAAAGACCAGAAATACTTTCTACCAATATAACTACGACCAGTTTTATTGCAGTGAATATGATAAACAAAACCAAAACTATCTTGAATATCAGAAGACTCAAAAATTTCCCCATTGAATCTCCAGGGATTTTCATAACTCATACTAAGAATCTTTATGAGCTATTATTTATCTCTAACCCTAGCAAAGCGATTCTAGCAATAAAAAAGGGGGTTTGTCAACCCCCAAGAATTATGTTAGGATGGGATCAATTGTTATCCATTTTAATTTTTGTTCCTGTTGCTTCACCTTTTCTCTTAGCACCTTTAGATTGATACCCAGTAATATTCTTATCAGTTAGTTCTTGTCCAGCGAGATATGCCTCTCTGTTCTTACGTCCTGCCGCCTGTCTTTGTGCCTCAATTGCTTTATCTTTTGCTTTAGTTAAACCAAGCGCACGTGCTGCCTTACCGATGATTCCATCGTCTGCACCAACCGCTTTTGCTTGTTTGATAACCATTTTGTCACCTTTCTTAGCAAGGTAACCAAGTCCACCTTTACCTAGAGCAATACCACCTTGCTTATTTACATTTGCAGCGGTTTTCATATTCTCTGGAGTTGCAGTCAGTGGTTTTTTGGCGTTCTGAGAACCAACGAGTGCTTCTTTTCTTCTTGGAGCTTCTTTTTTACCACCAATAGCATTAGAAGCAAGCATACCAGCACCTAGAGCACCAGCACCTAGAAGTCCTGCGGCGAGAAGTCCTTTTCTACCGCCACCACCTTTGCCAAGTGCTGCAGCGGCACCTTTTGCTGCCTTAGCAACTCCAGTTGCAGTAGTACCAGCAACTAAAGCACCACTCTTACCACCTGCTTTTGTCATTGCTCCTTTAGGGGAAGAAACAAGTGCTCCACCTTTACCGCCTCCGCCTCCAGCAGATCCTCCACCAACTAAACCACCACCTTTACCACCACCTTTACCACCTCCAGCAGCAGATGTTGCTGCTTTAGTAACATCTTTAACATTTACTGGTTTAATAGATGCATCAACCATTTTTCCAGGTTTTGCACCCGATGTTAAAGCACCTGAGGGGGATTTAACAAGGGATCCAGGTTTTCCTGCTTTTGTCATCGCTCCACCAGGAGACTTAACAAGTGCTCCACCTTTACCACTTCCTTTAAATCCCTTACCAAAGTCCGATGCTGCTTTTTTTAAAGTTTTACCCAACTGCTTAGTTGCTGGACTCTTAGCAACTTGCCCAGCAATTGATCTTGCCTTATTAATACCAACAATTAGTTTACCTAATGCTGGTAAGATATTTTCAGCAATAAGAATATCAATAAATTCATCTTCAGTATAATCAGATAAATCATAACCTTCAGCAATAAGACCCTCAACAATGAAATTATATTCATCAGCAAGATATCCAGCTTGCTCTAAAACAATGGACTGGATTGCATCTGAATCCATTTCCATCATTACATAAGATGCTTCTGCAAGAGTGTCAACTTGATTAGTCTCAAAAAGATAATCAAGAACTACGTCAAAAGCATCATATGATTCTTTTTTAGTTGCCGCTTCTGCTTTCTTTTTATCTTTTTCTTGTTGTGCCTTAAGATCTGCTTCTACTGATTTTGTATCAATCTTTCCAGCACCTTCTGGGCCACCCATTAATTTTTCACCTCTTTCTGCAGCAGCTTTTACTCCTGCTTCACCACCACCTGCTTTTTTGGATGCTTCCATTTCTGCACGAGTTGGAGTTCTTACTTCATATTCAGTTCCACCTTTGGTTTTTCTTGTTGCAAAAGTTTTACCTTCGAGATCCTCATTACCTTTTCTACCACCAGGTGACAATTGACTTGTTGGTTTTGCTGGTTTTTGTGGTTTAGGTGGTTTTGCTGGTTGTGTTTTAGCACCAGCAGCACCAGATCCAGCAACAGATGGGGTAGATGGTGCTGCAGGAGCACCTTTTTCAGTTTGCTTAAAGAACTTCTCTCCAGATTGGGAATAAGTTACTTTCCCTTTCTTACCGCCGAGAACTGCATCATATTCTTTTCCAACTGTAACTTTACCGCCTTTACCACCAGCAGCTGCCACTGTTTGAGGTCCTGATTGTGCTCCAGACTTCTTATCAACACTGGCACCAGCACCAGCAAGTTTTGCTCCAGCATATCCTGCTAAACCAGCAGCACCGAGACCAAGAGCAGCTTTACCAATTCCAGGAAGTTTTGGTGCAACTTTTGCAGCAATATCTTTTACTTTACCTACTGCACCACCGAGTGCCTTTCTAACACCAGGACCAGCAGCTCTTTTGAGGGCAACTTTAGCAGTTCTCGCAGCAGGAGCAACTGCTTTCATTGCACCTTTACCAAGAAGTTTTAATCCACTTACAATTCCTCCAAGACCTTCATCAAGTCTTGCGAGTTCAGTTTCGATATGCTCTTCAGAAACTGTGCCCTCAGAAATCACAGGAGGGTTCATATAATATTCGAGAATATCTGTTTCAGAAGAATTGGTTAGAAAACCAACAACTCCCTCAGCAGTATGACCACTCGCAATCATATTATATGCAATTGTTGAGAAAATATCCTCAACAAGATTTGCAAGTTCTTCGTCATAATAATCTGAAGTTTCATCGAGTGATGATTGATCTTGAGTCGCAATGTGTTCGTAAAGATACGAAATATCCTCTAAGTTAAAACTTGACATCTTAAAATATTCTGGTGCTTTTATAGAAATATTTATAAAAAAAGAGGGTCGGATGACCCTCTCGTAAAAGTTGTAGGATAAATCAGGCTTCTTTTAACTTATTTGCACCTTCACCACCAGACTTATAATCTTTGTTACCTTCCTTATATCTTCTATAAGCAGGAGTATTTAATTTTCTATCTAAATCAGTAACAGTAAATCTTTGCTCAATAATACCCTGAATTTGTTCAGGAGACATATTTGCCATCAAGGCAATTGCTTGCTCATTAGTGTCAGCGTGTCCTTCAGCAACAAGATACTCAAGAATGAAATCAAAATTATCTGGTTGATATGAATTCATTTGAGGAACTCTTCTATCACCACCGATTGCAGTATTTTTTCTTGCATTATTGATTTTTTTATCAACTGCACCTTTCATTGCTTTCATACCTTTACTAGCAGCATAAGCACCGCCAGCAGCTAATGCACCTTTAAGAAGAAGACCTGCAATCTCATCAATCTGTTCACCTTCTGCCTCATAATGTGCATTAACCACACCTTGTCTTGCTTGTGATGCTGCTCTCATTGCACGAAGTTCTGCTGCTTGTGCTGCAAGAGATGGTTTTTTAGCAGGAGCAGCAGCAGGAGCGGCAGCAGGTCTAGTAGCGGCAGCGGGAGTAGGTCTAGCAGCGGCAGCGGGAGTAGGTCTAGCAGCGGCAGTAGCAGGTCTAGCGGCAGTTGCGGGAGTGGCAGGTCTAGCAGCGGTAGCGGGTCTAGCAGCGGCAGCAGGTCTAGCAGCAGGGGCAGGTTTACCTTGATCCATTCTACCAAGATTTGCTCTACCTTGTGCGATTACCTGAGATGTGCTCATGCCCCTTCCTTGCTGAGCCTTGGCATTTCCACCACCAGCAGAATATGCTGCTCTATCAGCAGCAGAGAGACCAGAAACACCAGTAGAAGTTACTGATGCACCTTTAGGAGCTGTGGTTCCAAATGATTTTTGTGCAGCAGGTGCAACTTTTGCGCCAGCAACTCCACTAACAGCTGGTTTTTTTGCACTAGGAGATCCCCCACCACCAAATCTTTGTTGCCTTAAGGCATCGATTCTCGCAGCAGATTGTTTTTGAGCTGCCATCTGCGATCTAACTTTATCAACTGCAGCCTGTCCACCAAAATTTACAGCAATCTCATCAATTTGCTCGACTTCTTCTTCATTAATTTCATCAACAATTTCTTCTTTAGAAGAATAAACTTCTTTATATGCTTGCATTAAATTCGCAACTTCACTACCAGTAAGTCTAGACATTTTTTCTTTTTAGTTCTTTATAAATTTATTTATAAAAAAAGAGGGTCTTTTGACCCTCATTTCACATCATCTTGAGTTTTACCCAACCATTCCTTTTCATAATCAAAATCTCCAAAAAGAAAATCATCATATTCTGCTGCCTTTCGATAGGCATCTAATTGTGCTTCTAGATCCCACTCAAAGTTGGAATCCTGCAAAGGAGTCTTTGGTGACATCTTGCTTAATTCCTCCGACGATGTAGGATTCGACTTCGGTTTCTTGTGGAGCAACTTGAAGACCTTTTGAGGAAATCCAATGCTCAGTCCAAGGAAGTGGATTATTTTTTGCTGAAATGTCATAAATCGGTTTAAGTCCAATTGCTTTCATTCTACGGTTAGCAATCCATTCGACATACTGCTGTAACAGTTTGTCGTTAAGACCAATCATCGAACCATCTTTAAACAGATATTCTGCCCAGAGTTTTTCTTGATTCACAGCATTCTCAAAGGTCTTGTAGAACCATTGCTCTTCTTCTTTGGAGATACGTGCCATATCAGGGTCATCACCTTCTTTCCATTTGTTTAGAATGTTTTGAGTGATGACCAAATGCTGATTCTCATCACGAGCAATCAGTGAGATGATTTTTGCACTTCCCTCCATAAGCTTGAGTTCGCCAAACGCAAAACTACAAGCGAAGCTGACGTAAAAGCGAATACCTTCAAGAATATTAACGTTTGCAACTGCTCTGAATAGTTTTCTTTTGAGTTCATACCTTCCTTCTAGTGCGGATGGAACTTGCTCCAAAGCGTGGACCCACTGACTCGAATTGTCATAAAAATGAGCGGCATTAATGAAATCATTATACGCCTCAGTTACACTGACGGCACGTTCCATAATACGATCTTCTTTGAGAATCGTATCGAAGACTTCAGATGGGTCCGAATAAACATTTTTGATAATATAAGTATAGGAACGGGAGTGGATCATCTCCATAAACTCCCAGACCTTCATACACGCTTCCAGTTCGGGAAGTGAACAGTATGGAGCAAATGCCATACCAGGTCCACGACCCTGAACGGAGTCCAACATTACCTGATACTTCAGGTTGCTGGTGAAGATGTGTTTTTGTTCTGGGCGTAGCATATGATAGTCGCTACGGTCTTTTTGAAGAGAAACCTCTTCGGGTCTCCAGAAGTAACCCAGTTGCTGTGTAGTTAGTTTATCGAAGATTGGGTATTTGTAAGAATCATATCTTTGGATTCCTAGTGGCTGTCCAAAAAACATTGGTTGTTTTTTGGTGTCTACTTCCTGAGGATTAAAAACGGTCATTGATTCGACCATTGATTTTTCCTCCAAACCTGTTTTAAATCTTACAAGACTCACAATCTTCCTCCTCTGATTCTAGAATATCGGAAATTAAATTTTCAAGAGACTGTTTGGTTTCTTCAACCTCATCAGTCTTATGATCATAGGTATTTTGATAGTAGGATGTTTTCCACCCGTACTTATATGTAGTTAAAAGGTCCTGTGCCATTACTGAAGTCGGGACTTCATTATCTGGATAATTTTGCGGGTTATAGGACCAGTTTCCACTAATCGCCTGATCAAAGAATTTTTGCATAACAGCAACAACATTGATATAACCGCGATTGCTAGGCATATCCCACAGAAGCGTATAATTGTTCTTAAGTGTTTGATACTGGGGAACAATTTGCTTAAGTGGACCCTTCTTCGACTTCTTAACGGACAAGTATCCGCGAGGTGGTTCGATTCCATTGGTTGCATTTGACACAACGGAACTGCTCTCCGAAGGCATTTGTGCGGACAACGTGCTGTTCCGTACTCCATATTGCTTGACCCGCTCACGAAGCGACTCCCAATCATACTTAAGTTCGTTAGGTACAATTTCGTCTACATCTCTCTTGTAAGTATCTATAGGGAGAATGCCATTGCCATATTTGGTTCTGTGTGAATATTCACACGCACCTTTTTCTTTGGCAAGATCAACAGTTGCCTGAATCAAATAATACTGGAATGCCTCAGTCAGATCATGGACCAGTTTCCAGGCGCCAGGATCATCATAATGCTCACCGTGCTTAGCGAGATAGTGTGCCAAACCAATAAAACCTACCCCAAGTGAACGACGTGCTCTGGTGGCGATTTCTGCTGCTCTGACGGGGTATCCCTGAAAATCAATGAGTTCATCAAGACTCCTAACAGCAAGATCACAAAGAACTTCAAGATCCTCAAGATCCCTGATTTTGCCAACATTAATAGCAGAAAGGATGCAAAGAGCAATTTCACCATCAGGATCATCAATATGCTGAATAGGTTTGGTAGGCAGAGTAATTTCTTGACACAGATTGCTCATCTCAACTTTATCCATAAAGGAAGAGTGAGAGTTGCAGTGGTCAATGTTCATAATGTAAACACGACCAGTTTCAGCACGTTCTTTCAGGAGGTCCAGAAAGAGTTCTTGAGCTCCGATAGTCTTTCTTGGAATAGACTCATCTCGTTCATAACGTACATACAACTCGTCAAAAGCATCAGTTCCAAAAGCATCATACAGACCAGGAACTGCGTGTGGGGAGAAGAGTGAAACTTCTTCGTTCTTGATGAAACGTTCATAGAACAGTTTGGAGATTTGGATACTGTAGTCTAACTTACGAACACGGTTATCTTCGGTTCCTTTGTTATTCTTTAATACTAGGATGTCTTCGATCTCTTGGTGCCAGATTGGGAAGTGGACAGTTGCTGATCCACCTCTGATGCCATTTTGAGTGCAGCATCGGACAGTTGCTTCAAACTTTTTGAGGAAAGGGACAACACCTGTGTGCTGAACTTCTCCACCTCTGATTTTAGCGT